AGTCAAAAAGATGATGGCTGGTGGCAAGGTTAAAAAAATGATGGGTGGTGGTATGACCAAAATAAAGTATAGAGGTGGTGGTATCGTTCAACAAGGCGCACGTCCAACTAAATACATCTAGGAGGTTGCAATGACTGCACAAGAAATGCAAGCTTTACAAACAGAGGCAAACAATGCTTTTAACGATCCTGCTACTAGACTTTCTAAAAATAGGACTATACATCGTCAAAGGTATATTAATAAAAATAAAAACAAGTCAAATGCAGAACCTTTAAACGGATTTAAAAAAGGTGGTATCGTCCGCAGCGCAGGGTTAGCTAGGAGAAAACGATAATGCGATCTTATTATAAAGCAGGTGGCTCTGTAAAAAAGAAGAGTAAGAGCAAAGTTAATGAGTCTGGTAACTATACTAAACCTTCCTTACGTAAAAGCATATTCAATAGAATAAAAGCTGGTGGTAAGGGAGGAAATCCTGGGCAATGGTCTGCACGTAAAGCTCAGATGATGGCTAAAGCTTATAAAAAAGCTGGTGGAGGTTATAAGGGCTAATGGCTTTAAAGAAACCGCAAAGAAGCTTAAAGGCGTGGGGTAAACAAAAGTGGCGAACCAAAAGTGGTAAACCTAGTACACAAGGGCCAAAAGCAACAGGCGAGCGTTATTTACCTGCGAAAGCAATTAAAGCTCTATCTAGTAAAGAATACGCAGCCACTACGGCTAAGAAGCGTAAAGCAACTAGAAGCGGAAAACAAGTGGCTAAACAGCCAAAAAAGATTGCACGAAAGACGAAGTCTTATAGAAAAGTCACGTGAGTGGGAAAGAGATAAATAATGGCATCATCAGGTACTACTGCATTTGACATGGACTTTACAGAGATAGCTGAAGAAGCTTGGGAACGTGCAGGCAGAGAAATGCGTTCAGGTTATGATTTAAGAACTGCTCGTAGGTCTATGAATTTAATGACTATTGAGTGGCAGAACCGTGGCATTAACATGTGGACTATAGAAGAAGCCACACAAGCTGTAATTGCTGGCACATCACAATATACTTTACCTGCAGATACAATAGACCTTCTTGACCATGTTATACGTACAAACGCTGGTAACTCTAGTACACAGTCTGATCTCACCATAAGCCGTATAGGCGTAAGCACTTACGCATCAATTCCTAACAAGCTAATATCAGGTAGACCTATTCAAGTATGGGTCGAGCGTTTAGCCGCAGCTCCAAGGATAAACCTTTGGCCTGTGCCTGATACTAGCTACACTTTTGTGTATTACAGAATGAGAAGAATACAAGATGCAGGCAATGGCGTAGAGACCGCTGATATGAGTTTTCGTTTTTTACCTTGCCTAGTAGCAGGTTTAGCGTATCATATAGCCATGAAAGTGCCTGAGTTTGCAGATAGAATTACTATGTTAAAGACAGCGTATGACGAGCAGTATAGCTTAGCTGCTGGAGAAGATAGAGAGAAAACTTCGGAACATTTTGTTCCCCGTGTTAGTAGGATTTAGTTATGTCAAACAAGTTCTCAAGTAGTAACAAAACACTAGCTGAATGTGATATCTGTGGATTTAGATATAAACTAAGAGATTTGCGTAGCTTAGTCGTACGAGGTAACGATACTAACTTGAAAGCATGTATGGAGTGTTGGAGTTCCGACCACCCACAGAATAGACAAGGTATGTTTCCTGTGCACGACCCACAAGCTGTACGTAATCCAAGACCTGACTTTGCAGGATATGCAACGAGCAGAGCGCAAATATACTCAGGCTCTGAGTTTAATAAATTAAGTTTTGTTGCCACTACAGCTGTAGGGCAAGTAACAGTAACCACTTCGTAAGGAGAAGAATATGAATAGATCTAATATGGGTAAACAAGTTAGCACACCTGGAATGAAAAAACCAAAAGGTTATGCCCCTGGTGGTAGCGTACCAAAAAACATGAAGGGTTTTTCTAAATTGCCTGAAGGCGTTCAACAAAAAATGAATCCAGATATGGCTGAAAAATACAGTGGTGGTGGCTTAATCAAAGGTAAAGTAAAAGCACGAGGTGCAGGCATAGCTACGCAAGGTTACTCTTTTAAGGTGTAAATTATGAACTATACTAATTTAAAAGCAAATGTAGAAGAAATATGTGAACAGACGTTTACAGCAAATCAACACGCTCTGTTTACACAACAGGCAGAACAGAAGATATTTAATTCTGTAGACTTACCAGCTATGCGTAATGTTGATACTAGTAATTTAACTGCGGGTAACGAGTTTTATACTACACCTGACGGGTATTTACACACTTATAGTTTAGCTATAGTAAACAGTGACACACAAACTTTTTTATTGAATAAAGACTCTAATTTTCTAAGAGAAGCATATCCTGTAACCACAACTGCTAAACGTGGGTTGCCAAAGTTTTATGCTTATCATAGCGCTGTGGGTTCTAATGTAAGATTTATGTTTTCCCCAATACCAGACGCTAACTACACATTAGAACACATACATGCCAAGTATCCTACATCTATTGTAACTGCAGGTGGTACGTATCTTGGAGACAACTTTGACACGGCTCTATTAAATGGAACTCTACTTGAGGCTATACGCTTTCAAAAAGGTGAGGCTGATATGATCGCTTTATATGAGAAGCATTTTTTACAAGCTATAACATTATTACAACAACTTGGTAATGGTAAACTTAGACAAGATATGTATCGTTCTGGTCAATCTAGAACTAAAGTGGGTTAGGAGATATAGATGTCAATTACACAAGCTATGTGTTCATCGTTTAAAACAGCCCTGCTGGATGGAGAGATGGATTTTAGTAGCAATACATCACAGGCGTTTAAAATTGCTTTATACACGTCTTCCGCAACTTTACATGCAGGCACTACAGCGTACAGCACAACTAATGAAGTAGTAGGCACAGGATACACAGCAGGGGGTAACACTCTTAGCATAGCAGCTAACCCTGCACTTTCTGGTACAACGGCTTTTCTAGATTTTTCTGACACCACTTGGAGTTCTTCTTCTTTAACAGCTAGAGGAGCGTTAATATATAAGAGTGCAACAGGTAATCCTGCAATAGCAGTAATTGACTTTGGAGAAGACAAACAATCTAGCTCGGGTAACTTTGTTATATCGTTTCCTGTGGCTGACGCTAATAACGCAATCATACGTATTTTTTAGTGAGGTAACTATGAAGTTCTTGCGTATATTGACTTGTTGGTGTAATAATTTAACTATTTGCGAGGTTTTATAAATGGCAACACAATTTTCTACTCTCTTAAAACTTGCCTTACCCACTCAAGGCGAACTGACTGGCTCTTGGGGTGACGTTGTTAACAACAACATAACGTCTATGGTCGAAGAAGCCGTCGCTGGGCTAAAAACAATAAACACTTGGAGCAGTAACTCTGCTACATTATCAACGGCAAACGGTACAACAGCGGAATCTAGAGCTGCTATACTAAATCTTACCGACTCAACTAGTGATCTAACTGGAGCAGCCACTCTTATATGTCCTACGCTTACTAAAGTGTTCATTGTAAAGAATAGCACTGGAGAAGTGGTTACAGTAAAGACAGCTTCAGGTAGTGGCATGGCCATAGCTAACGGAAGTACAAGCATAGTGTTTTGTGATGGTACTAACGTAGTAGAAGCAGTAACTGGTATCACAGGTAACTTAGCTGTAGGTGGTAATTTGACTGTAGCTGGTAACGCTACTGTTACAGGCACTACAACATTTAATGGTGGTACTCTCACTCTTGGAGATTCTGCAGCTGATAATGTTGTTTTTGGTGCAGATGTAAATAGTTCTATTATTCCCAATACAGATGATACCTTCGATTTAGGCTCTGCTAGTCAAGAGTGGAGAAATTTATTTCTTGATGGCACAGCAAACATAGATATTCTTTTAGCTGATACAGCAACTATAGATAGTGTAAATATAGACGGAAAAGTTATCACTATGACAGGTGATACAAGCGATACAGCCATATTTACTGCAGGCACTAATGGCACATTAACTATTGTAACTACCGATGCTGCAGGAGCCGCGGCTAATATTACTATAACAGCAGATGGAACCGCTGAGTTAGCAGGTACTACAGTTACTTTAAACTCAGGTGGTGACATTATTCTTGATGCTGATGGCGCTAACATTATATTTAAAGATGGGGGCACAGCTATACTCGACATAGCCAATAACTCCACAGACGTTGAACTAACAGTAAGCACAGCCGATAAAAACTTTGCTATAAAAGGTACAGATGGCTCAAGTGCTATTACTGCTCTTGACATTGATATGGCTCTTGCAGGTAAGGCTACATTTAGTGGTGACGTTGTTGTAACAGGTGATTTAACTATAACTGGTGATGACTTAGTTATGGCTACTAACACAGCAGGTCATATGTTAATTGCTGATGGTAATGGTTTTAATCCAATTGCTGTTACTGATTTATCTGCTCTGACTTCTGCTGCTGGTGCAGATACTCTTTTAATAGTAGATGCTACAGATGGAGCTTTAAAGAAAGTCGCAAGAAGTGTTTTAATAGATGGTCTTGCTGCATCAGATGCAGAAGAACTTGTAAATGATACTTCTCCAGAATTAGGTGCAGACCTAGACACAAACAGTTTTAATATTAAATTTGATGATGCTCATGGAATACTAGATGATGCTGGTAACGAGCAACTTATATTTCAAAAAACAAGTTCTGCAGTAAATCAGTTTGAGATGACTAACGCTGCAACGGATGACGGTACAACTTTCTTGCAAGGACCCATATTACAGGCAGCTGGTGGCGATTCTAATATTGACTTAAATTTACTAGCAAAAGGTAATGGAGTAATAGCTGTTAGGGGTAACGGTGCTTCTGCTGCAGTACAGTTTAATTGTGAAAGTAATAGTCACGGACAACTTCTTATAGGTCAACCCCATTCGGCTAGTTCAAAAAATACATTAAGGCTACCCACTCACGGTGCAGATGTTACTACTACATCAGATTTAGTTTCTACAACTATTGTACAAACATTAACAAACAAAACACTTACAAGTGCATTAATTACAACTAACTTATCACCTACAAGTGCTGATGGTGCAGCTTTAGGTTCTGCAACTAAAGAATTTTCTGACTTGTTTCTTGCAGACGGTGGACAAATATTATTTGGTAATGATCAAGAAATAACACTTACTCACGTTGCTGATGATGGTCTTGTACTTAAACACGTAGGCACAGGTGATGGTAAAGAACCTAGTTTTTCTTTTCATGCAGGTGATAATGATATAGCAGCAAATGATGTTTTAGGTTCAATATTCTTTAAAGCACCTGACGAGGGTGCAGGGTCAGATGCTATATTAGTTGCTGCAGGAATTGAAGCAGTTTCAGAAGGAGACTTTAGTTCTTCGGTTAATACTGCAAAGTTAAGTTTCAAGACTGCAACATCTGGAGCTGCAACAGAAAAAATGTCTTTGAGTTCAGCAGGTCTACTTACGGTTGCTGACGATATTGTAATTAAGACTGGTGGTACTATTGGTGGTGCAAATGATACAGATTTATTAACACTTACTAGTGCTGTTTTAACAGTTGCTGGAGAGGTAGTTGGAACAGGATTTACTGGAACATTAGACGGAGTTTTAGGAGGTGGAACTGCGGCAGCAGCGACTACCACTGCTCTTGTTTCTACAACAATAACAGCTAGTGGAGTTGTTACAGCAGATGCAGGAATTGACATTGATAACTTTAATATTGATGGAACAACTATAGCTTTATCATCTGGTGATATGACTGTTGATGTTGCAGGTGATTTAATATTAGATGCAGGTGGTGGTGATTTTAAATTTGGA